GTTTTTTAATCTCGGCTGCCCCTCTGCGTTTGCATGGGCAACAAATTGTGTTAATATTATCAATATAGTACTGTACTTGTTATAAATGTAGACTCGTGACATATAGCGAGGCGAGCTGTGTAGCGTGACGGCGATTTAATAGTTAAGAGACCCGTGCTTTAATTCGGGGCATTCAGCGTGACGGCGTTAATAGTCTAAGGGCGTTTAGATGGAAGATGTATTAGGTAGTAGTCAAAGTGCGGAATCTGCACCAGTAGCAACCAGTGCGCCAACTGAGTCACAATCAGAGCGTACATTTAGGCAATCAGAGGTTAATGATTTAGTTAAGCGTGTGAAGCATGATGCGGTTGAAGACTATAGAAGACTACAGTCTAAACAACCTGAATATGCCGAGCAAAAGTATGGGCAGCAACAACAGTCCCAACAACACTTATCTGAATCTGAAATTAAACGATTGGCATCAGAAGAAATCCAAAAGCAACGTGATGCGTGGCAGGCGGAGACTCAAAGCAAGTATGAGCAAGACAATGCGGCGCGTATTGTCAAAAACTTCTGGGATAAGGTAGCTAGCGGTAAAGACAAGTACGATGATTATGAGCAAGTCACTGGTTCGATTAAATTAGCGCGATTCCCAAATGTTGTGCAGCTGTTATCAGAGCACATCGACAATGCTGATGAGGTATTGTATGAATTAGGAAGAAATCGCGGTAAGTTAGCACAACTTGAACAATTATCTTTAATGTCACCAGAAGATGCCATTGAGGATGCTAAGCGATTAGCGGGTTCAATTAAGGCTAATGAATCGTCTAGGAACATAAGAAAGCCTAATGCACCATTAAGTCAACAGCGACCTTCTACCGTTGGTACGGATGCAGGTAATACGTTGTCTATCAGGGATTTGAAGGCTAAATACCGGGGATAATGACGGCATCCGAACTATTATATTAATAGTCAGGAGTGCATATCATGGCAGTTTTTCCTACGAATATTTTACAACAGGTCCAAACATACCAGCGTTCTGGTTTGGCCTTGTTACAAAACTTATGCTGTCACATCAGTACAGCTAATACTAAGTTTAAAGATTTTGATAAGATTCAAGCGAATTTGGGTTCTACGGTGACTTTTGATTTGCCGCCACGAGCAACCACTGTTGCGGGTTTGGTAGCAAGTTTTCAACCAGCAGACCAACGTGTTTTACAATTGGTTGCTGACCAATCAAACAACAGCTCATTCGCTGTGACCTCACAACAACGTATCTTCAACTTGGAAAAAGGTGAAGAAGATTATATGCGTGTGTTTGGTAAGTCGTTTATTGCAGAACTAGCTACTCAGGTCGAAGGTAACGTTGCATTGAACTGGGCATCAGCTGTACAAAGTCAAGTTGACCAAACATTAAATACATTCTCAGGCCCTTATCGATTTTTTGGTAACGGTGCTACTGCTCTTACCTCATACCAACAATTAGCGCAAGCTATCATGTTCTTCAAGAACTATGGTTCAGTTGCTGAAGGCATTAAAGTATACCTTCCTGATACTGTTGTGCCTGCTATTGTAGGTAATGGTTTGAATCAGTTCGTACCTCATCGTAACGATGACATTGCTATGTCATGGGAAATTGGTGATTTTGGTACACCTAAAGTTGAATACTATCAGTCAAACTTGATGCCTATTCACGTATCGGGTAACACAGGTGTAAATGCGCAAACATTGACTGTGATTTCGACTAACGATCCTACTGGTCAAAACGTAACACAAATCACAGTATCTGGTGCCACTGCTAGTGATGCTAATGCCGTGTTCTCAGGTGACGTATTCCAGTTTGCTGATGGTGTTTCAGGTCAGCCTAACATGCGTTATTTGACATTTATCGGTCACTTCCCATCAGCGAACCCTGTACAGTTCAGAGCCACAGCAAATGCTGCTGCTAATGCATCTGGTAACGTAACATTGACGATTACTCCAGCATTGAACTGGGCTGGTGGTCAAGGTCAAAACCTGAATAACCCAATTGTGGCTGGAATGCAGTTATTGACATTCCCATCACATCGTTGCGGCGGAATCTTAGGTGGTGAAGCGTTCTACTTAGCAATGCCTGCATTGCCTGAACAATCACCATACGATACTGCAAATGAATTTGATGAAGACACCGGCGTAAGCTTGCGTCTGACTTATGGTTCATTGTTCGGCCAAAACCAAACCGGTATGATTTATGACGAAGTACATGGTTCGGTCATGGTTCCTGAATACACCATGCGGTATTTGATTCCTTTGTCACAAGGTTAATTTATGCTTGGCGATGAGCATTAGCTCATTGCCTAACTAATTGAGGATTTGACTATGGCTACTACTTTAGGAAGCATTCAGAATGAAGCGATTTATGCATTGCCTCATTTGTATGTAACGGGATTACAATTATCTTGCGCATCAACAACACTGCTTGCGGTGTCACCGGGTGCTGCTCGTGATTCTAATAACAATATTGATATGGTTGTGGGTTTAAATAACTATTTTGAAATTGATATCCCAGCTGTTCAGTTTCAAAATTACCAACCCGGTTTATTGATTAACTCTACAATTAACGGTGCCAATGGTTTGGATACTGGAACGATTGCTGCGAGCACCCAATATGCTGTGTATTTGATTGGTGATTCACGTCATTATCAAAATACTGCGGCTGTATTGAGCTTGACTAGTAACATCGGTCCAATCATGCCACAAGGTTATGACTCTTACCGTTTGATTGGATTTATCCAAACAGATGGTTCTAGTCATTTTGTGTATGCGACACATAAACCACAAAACATTGCAGCCTTGTTAACATACTTCAACTCACCTGCATTGCAAGTGTTGAGTGGTGGTAATGCTACAACCTTTACAGCGATGGATTTGACAACCAATGCGGCAGTACCTACAACCACATTGCCTAACGTGATTGTGACATTGCTTGTAGTGTTTACGCCAGCTGCTGCTAATGACATTGTACAGTTCAGGCCTACAGGTTCTACGGCTACTGGCAATCTGCCAACGATTACTGGTATTGCTGCAGGTTTTGCACAAACTCAGTATATTCAAGTAATTGCAGGTGTTGGTTCTAGTAAGCCTGAGATTGATTATCTGGTTACATCTTCTTCTGATGCGGTGACTGTATCGGTTGTAGAGTGGGCTGGTGTATCGAACAGTGCATATCCTGCGTTAGTGTAATAAATATAAAATTAAGGGGTATTTATGAGTGATACTGTTGAAAATTATCCAATTATAAATATCCCTTTTCTTTATAAATATGGGTTGACGATACAAAATAGCACGGTTTCACCTCTAACTAATTTAAGTATATTGGCGGGAACTTGCAGGGACTCAAATGATGTTGTTGACATTAGATTTGGTGATTTGAATCCTAATATCAATGGGGTTACAACGACGGCTCCGGTTCGTATAGACAACACAATCACGGGCGCGGGCGGTCTTGATCAAGGCGTCGTACTAGCAAATAATATGTATGCAATTTTTATCATTTCCGATTCAAGAGGTTATTTACCAATTTCTGCAGTAGCAACAGTTGCCTTATATTTGTTTGCAGTGCCTCCATTTCCGATAATGCCTGCAGGATATGATTCGAAAAGACTAATTGGGTTTTGGGCTACGGATAGTAATAAATTTTGGCTAAAAGGCTATTATTATGGATTAGGTAACGACTTAGTATTTACTTACGATGCGCCCCAGCCAACTACCATTACTGCAGGCTCATCAAATAGCTACGTTAGTGTTAATCTATTTAATTTGGTCACACAAAATTATAACAGCCCAGCATCAATATATACTGTTTTTAATCCCGGTTTAGCTGGTGATACGTTGACTCTGGCTTCCGGAAGTAGCAGTGCCGTCGGTGGTCAAATTACTATCACGGGGCAAGCTAGTGGTGTCAATATGACGACAATAAGTTCTGTTGTGGTTCAACGAGATTATTTTCCGCCTTTCCCATTACCTTTGCCATCGATTCAATACAAAGTATCAGGTACTGACTCAGTAGCGATATACGTTGCTGGTTTCAGTGTGAGCGTTTGAAGGAGAGGCCCATGAGTGTGAATAAAGGCATTACAGCGCAAGAGTTGATTACACGCTCCTGGTATTTATCGGGGATTGTGGCTCGTAATTTGCAAGTTCCCACGGGAGACCAAATCTCCAATGGGCTTGCATTACTGAACTCGCTTTTAGACTTCAAACAAATAGAAACCGATTTAATACCCTATTATCAATACATAGAGTTTCCATGCGTGCCCAATCAGGAATTTTATTACCTTCCTTATGTGGCATTAATAGAAAGCCTAACATTCAATTTGGATGTGGTTCGATATCCTATGTCAGGTATTAGTCGCACCAACTACTTCGGTTCGGCGCGTGTCGATAATATTAGTACGTTGCCATTTAGTTATAACTATGACCGTGCTTTAGGCGGTGGCAATCTGGCATTGTATTTTAAGCCTGATAGCACATACCCATTAAAGGCCATGGTCAAATTATTTATGACCGATGTGACATTGCAAACCGATTTGCAAAATATTAGCGAAGTGGTTCCTTATACGTTTATTAACAGTTCCAATCAGGGTTATGACACATCGTACATCGAGTACCTCCGTTTCGCTCTCGCAGAGTACATGTGCGTGGAGTATGGCGTAAACTTTGCGCCTGAAGCTAAAGCCATTTTAACATCATATCAACGTAAGTTGATGTATGAATCACCACCTGATGTATCTATACATAAATCAAGTATTTTGAATGCCGATCAGGGCGGAAAAATGAACTGGGGATTCGTTAATTTGGGTCGTGGGTGGACTAGTTCTTAACTAATTGAGTAATACACATTCAAATTATTTTAGTTAAGATCAATCCACCAATCATGGTTATAATTGTTCCTATAATCCATTTAAATTGGTTATCCATTTTTTCATCTATTTTGTCAAATCTGTTTTTAAATTGAGCATTTAAATCTTCAAGCAATTGAATCCTGACTTCATGATTGATGTAAAAATCAGATGGATAAGTTTGTTTGTCGATCATATTTTCACTCTTTTCTTAGCATCCTCACGCTTCATAAGGTCATTAAACCAATCTGGAATCACTCTACACATAAAGTAAACTATAAAAAAAGTCGCTAAATATGACATCTAAAATCTCCAACACAATATTGACTTTAAAATAATAATACATAAAAAATATTATGTCAACTTCTTGGCGCTTGTGACAATAATTTAATCAAAGCATCTTTACCCAATCCGAATGCTGTTCCTAGGGCAGAGCCGATTAAAGGATGTCCTACAACAGTACCGCCTGCGAAGCCACCAAGAGCGCCCAAGAAAGGTTTTATTATTTTTTGTCTTCCTACTTGTTTTCCAAGTTCTTCAGCTATTTTTTCCATTTCTGGTGTTACGTAGTGTTGCATGCCGCCAGTTTTTTTTGATTGCATAATCATTTTAGCGAGATCTTCTGCATTAGAAGCGCCTTGATATTCATTTTTTGCAATATTAGATTTTCCATGCATTCCAATATCTTCAAGTATTTTTTTTATTTCTTTTGTGGGGAATTTGAATTCACTTGCAATATTCGCCTTAGTTAATCCAGCATCCGCGCCTTTTTTAAGAATGTCTCTTAAAACGCGGCTACTTCTATATGGAACAACATTTGTTTCATAATCTGACCAATGCTCTTGCATTTTACTTGCTAAGTTTGGATCTATTTTTTCTAGCATCCCAACTGTGTCGGTTTTTAATGCATCATATGCTTTTTTGAATTGGCTTAGTTGTGTACGTTGTGCTGGTTCCAATCCTTTTGTTCGAGACAATCGACTAAGGTGGCCTATTTCATTTCCTATCTGCATTCGAAGTTCGTCAGCATTTTTCAGTGTTGGTTTATTAATAAATTGCTGATGTAAGTCGCGTACCTCCGGAGGAAAGTGGTGAAATGATTCTCGCTGTTTAAGATATTCGGCTTCACGCGGCAATGTTTTTTCACCAGCCAACTCCATAACCTCATTTTTTTTTGCGACAGCTTGAGATTCTCGCACTTTATGCGCTTGCTGAATGCGTTTGGTCAATTCTCCAATATTTTCTTCAGCAGTTTCAACGCCCGGAGTTAATCCAGTTTGGAACTCTTCGGCCTGAGCTTCTGGAGAAAAACTTTTTCGAAGTTGATTGGCTATTTCCATTCCCTTGGGAATTACTCTAGCTTCACTAATTGTTTTAGCCGCTATTTTTCCTGGTATCAATAGACTCCCTGCTGTTTGCAGAGCATCTCCTGTAGAGGATGGGTGGGGTGATTTGATATTTTCTAATTGTTCATTGGCGTCTGAATGCATTCCGGGAATCATATTCAATGCACCAGTGATGGCATGAGTTGGCATTTTCAATGCACCATAGGCTAAATCTCTAGCGTTATCGAGCATGCCTCTTTGTTCAGAATGAGAATAATCAGGCTCATTTTGGTTATGACCATTTGCAATATGTTCTAATTGCTCATCACTTAATTTAGCTAGATTATTTTTCATTTTTTCTTCTCGCTTCGTCGGCGTTCAAGTTCTTTTTTTGCATCTTCGGCGGATGTTTCTTTTATTATTTTTTTAATATCATCATTTATTTTGCCAACTAAACCTTTGTCTTTTGGATCGTAATCTCCTTTTTCAACAATAGACTTTATGGCTTTTGGCGTTAAATATTTCATCCAATTATCTTTTCGATACTCATTTAATGTTTTAGTTGATGCTGATTGCACAATAGGGTGGTGCGCCTGATATGAACGCCACATTGCATCCGCAACATGTGAAGGGATTCCCATCTGAGGATTGGAAGTTACCTGATCAAACTTGGCTTTCTCTTGAATTCTTTGATTAAACGCTTTTGCTGAATCGGTATAAAATCGCCTTGCCTCAGGCGTCCAGCTACGTTGTGGCGTTGTTCCTTCAATGAGACCCATATCCTTATTAGTAAATTGGCCAGCTTTCATGGCGGCACGCAATCCCTTTACGGCTTCTGGTAAAAGTTGCGCTGTAATCTGATCAACCTCTTGGGCTGCCCCTCGCTTGGGTAAATATTTCCCTAAAGGACCCGAAGCGAAAGCATGATCCATTGCATAATTATATTGGTCTAATAGCTGATCGGTTTTGGTTGCAGATTGAGCAGCAATATTAGAAGCAAGTGTTTTCTCCATGTATGTTTTTCGCTGATCATTTTGTTGATTAAAAGCCTGCTCTTGATTCTTACCAAATGTATCCATTCCAAATACCATTTTATTCATGATATCTTCACGAGTAGGTTTTGGGGTCTGAATGCCATAAGGAGCAGGATTTTGCATAACAGGCTGCGTTGACTGCTGTGGCATAGGCTGTTGAGATTGTTGTTGCTGGCCATTTCCGGAAAACATTCCCGATCCGTTCATCTGATAATTAGGATTTTGTTCCATTTGAGTAGCTGGATGATTATTTTGATTGTCATTTCCTGAAAGATAATCGGTCATCATCTGCAATTTTCTGGCACGAGCAGCAGATTCTAATGACTGATTCCCATAAAGACCCTCCTGCGCCTTACGTAATCCAATTTCTGAATTTATATTCGGACCGTAGTATTTAGATTGCTCCCCTAATAGTCCACTTTGTGCGCCTCTTAAACCGATTTGACTTTTAATATCAGGCTTATACATTTCGTTATATTGTTGTTTTTTTAACAAATCAGCAATAGCATTTGGACGAGAATATTCTGTTTGGATGCCTAATTGATACTGCTTCATAGCATTAGCCATCATGTTACCCCAAGGGCTTGTTTGCTCTGGAGTGCCAATAGGTAATTGAGAAAAAGTAAATGTCATGCCACACTCCTTACATAAAGAACGAACCAATGCCTGATGCAATATTGCTAAAGGCATTCCCTTGGTTTTGATTGTGCTGCATTTGTCCTATGGCGGCATTACTACCTTGTTGTGCCAAGGTTTGCGCAATCATATTAGCCTGATTATTACCAGCTTGTGCTCCACGGTTCATCATGTTTTCTCCGCCGTTTAAGCCTTGGTTATACAGGCCAGTCGCACCCTGCATGTAATTATTATAATCTTGGTTCGCAAGGCCTGTCGCAATACCCATATTCTGTTGTTCGTGCTGTGGGCTGCCTGCCATACCACCGGCAGCGGCCGCATGTCCTGCGCCACCAAGGGCTTGTTGTAGAGCAAATTGGAATCCTGGGGATTGGTGATAGCTTTCACCGATTTTATTGTATTTACCGCCAGGGTCATTCATTAACTGGTTGTATTGGTCTGTCATACCTGGGATCATGTTCTGACCGGCTTGATTCCAAGGCTGGTAATATTGGTTCGTTTGACCTGGTATTTGATTAATGTATTTGTTAGCCGCATCAGCAGGATTTGAGTGATTACCAAATAATCCCATGATTCCCGAACCTATCTGACCCAATCCCGAAGCTTTTCCTCCCCAATTACTATCAGGATCATTCCATTTGTTTGTAAAAGGTATGTTGCTCATAATAATCCTCGTGTTAGGGGTATACTAAAGTAAATGTCCACCATTTTGCTGATGTGATGTTAGGTGGTGTAGATGCGTCATAGCTAATAATAAACTGTTGTGGCAATCTTGTTGTACTATTGAATATCGTTTTGCCTGAAATATCAGGTATAAATATTTGCGTATTATTGGCAGGATCGTCCTGTGGCAATGGAAAGCCAATATAAGGCGCATAAATAGCTTGTATTGTGGCGGCTTGGTCTGAGGTTAAGGGCGGGAAAGTAATGCCCTCATTGCTAAAGTTATCTTGCAATGCTTGGAATAACGAGCTTAACCCCAGACTCCAAAGTGCTGTAAAGTTACCATCTTTATCGACAGCAGGTATTTCCCGAGGCAGGTCTGGAAATATACTGGCTAATGCTTTAGTTTGTGTTTGGGTTGTCATTGTCTAATATTAACCTCGCCATCTGTGCATACCCAACGCGAATTCATTCCCCAGTATTTAAATTGGCAAACCAAATCATTTGCAATGCCGCATTGCCACCAGATTAATTTATTTTTACGCTGACCAATGGGATTTAATACGTACCTAACATCATTGCCAAATGTTGCACCGCCATCTGTTGAAATAGACAAATCAACGGCTGGTGTTGTGTATTGAATGGCTTGTTGTTGTGCAATTAGATACCCATAGTCTTCAGTTGAGGTTTGCTGGTAAACAAAGTCATTGCCTGCTTGGTCAGTAATATAGTTTAAATCCTGTGTTTGCATTTGCTCATCAAACCCTTGGGTTATTAGGGGATGACCATCTTGTGTTATCAACTGATAAGGACCTAGCAACTGTTGCTGGTAATCGGTCTCACCTGTTTCAATGGTGAAACCAATATCATTGGCTACAAAATATTCTTGTGATGGAAGTCTTACATTGTGGCAAATTCGGATGCGCGGTATCTCATGGTCAATGAGTGTTCCATCAGCATTGGTTTCTTGATAACTTGTAAATATCGTATCAAAAGCATAAAGATTGCCTGAGTTTCTAGACACAAAATAATATTGGTTATCAAAAAAGCATAGTTCTGATGCGATGAAATAATTTCTGTTTTGGTCTGATGCGTTATAAAATTTATCGGCATTAAAATCATAAACAAACGATAGGTTATCGGTATAGAAATTAATATGGTAAAAGAGATGCCCATCTTGTCTGAACATGAATGCTTGTGAATCTTCTGGTGCCTGTAGTTGTGCGAACTGATAGTCAATGCCATCGGTGGTGATTTTATTGGGCATACCGCCATCGCTATACATAATGATGGGGCCTGATTTTTCATTTGATGCAAGCCATGCGACGTTCTGATCCATATACGCAACTGTAGCCGGCGATAAGCACCCGTAGTCAATGTTATATTGATTGTTACGCTGGTATGGGAATAATTGCGCACCGGTATCAAACCATGCTTCAGTGACAATACTACCCATCACAAATATCATATTACCTTTGGACGGAAAGCGTAGAACAGCTTGTACGTTGTCAGGCTTTGTTTGCAATAGGCCAACATTTGCCGCTGTATTTGGCCATGCATCAATCGCAGGACTGGCAAGAGGCTGAGTCATGCCTTGATTTTGTAATGACAATCGCCATGTATTATTTGCAGGTGGGGTATAGGTTTGGTCAGAACTTGCCGCACAAATAAAATAGGTGTCATGGAATGTGACATAACCGGGTGTGAAATTAAGGTTAGGAACTGCTGCAAATGCCGGTGTTAGTGTTTGGTCATAAATATAAAGAGATTTCCCATCTGAAATTAAAATTTGAGGCTTATTATTCTCAGTAATATACACAACGCCCGTGTCTGTTTCTAATGAACCAATATAAATTACTTGATGGTATGTGATTTTATTTGATACTTGATTGAAATTAAGGGTTGCTAAAAATACGTTTGAATCAAATACCAATACCATTCGATTAAGCTTGGTGCTGTTAAATGCGCCGCGACCAACTTTTGCTCCCCTAAAATTACTAGACGTAAGTGCTACTTCATAGCCTGCATAAGGAACTAAGAAATTGTCACTAACAAACATGTTAAGCGTATATTCAGTGCTTATTTTCGGATAACGCCCATAGATTGAGGAGCCTACAATATTAAGCGGCACCTGCTTAAAGTTAGCCCCACGTGCAACCATGTTGATTGTCCT